GTGGACGAATAGTCTTATTCCCGACAAACTAAACATGCAGGAGCATCGTCGTGTCATTTTACCATTTATTGATTCTGACGGGATTGTTTTTGGGTATCAAGGGAGGTCTCTTAGTAGTGATGGGCTGAGATATATCACCATTATGCTCGATGAATCTATGCCGAAGATATTTGGGCTAGAATCTATTGACTTTTCCAAGAAATATTATATAGTTGAAGGTCCGATCGATAGTTTGTTCCTCCCAAACTCAATTGCAATGGCTGGTGCAAGTTTTGACGACTCAGCACTAGACAATAAAGATAACGCTGTGGTTGTATTTGATAATGAGCCAAGGAACAAGCAAGTTGTTTTAAAAATGGAGAACGCGTTGAACGCTGGATATAAGGTTTGCATCTGGCCAGAATTGGATCAGAAGGACTGTAACGATATGGTACTTGCGGGACTCGATCCTCAAAAAATAATTGATGAAAATACCTTTACTGGTCTTGAAGGTCAGATTAAAATGATGAGTTGGAGAAAAGTATGAAAGTGAAATTGATTAGTTATTCCCAGGCGACGTCTATGAAGATGATTATATCCCCAGCGCCAGAGGATACAAGTTTACAAGATCTGATTGCATATTGCGCTCGAGTATCAAATCCAGCTAATCAGAACAATTCTGAAACAGCTCTTGGTTTGATTCGTTATCTAATTAAACACAAGCACTGGTCTCCCCTTGAGATGGTTAGTGCGTGTATTGAGATTGAGACAACACGAGATATTGGACGACAGATATTGCGTCACCGCTCGTTCTCTTTTCAAGAGTTCAGTCAGCGTTATGCAGACCCGACTAAGGATTTGGAATTCGTTACCAGAGAAGCTCGTCTACAGGACGAGAAGAACCGTCAGAATAGTGTAGAGATTGACGACCCCAAACTACAAGAGGAATGGGACACTCTACAGGAGATGGTGATTGAGGACGCACGTTCTGCATACAACTGGGCAATCAGTAAAGGTATTGCAAAGGAACAGGCTCGGGCAGTTCTACCAGAAGGGCTGACGATGTCTCGCATGTATATGAACGGAACCTTGCGATCTTGGGTGCACTATATAGAACTACGTGCCGCCAATGGTACACAGAAAGAACATATGGAAGTAGCTGAGGCATGTGCTCTAGAGATTGCCAAGGTATTTCCTCTTATTAATGAGATTCTTGATGTCGGCTGAACTACAAGTAATGTCTATATTCCCTTCTCCTCTAGGGATATGTAATTTTGGAGAAGAGTCGAGAGATTTGAATAAGCAGCTTATTGAAGATATCAAAACAGAACGGAAGTTAGACAAAGAAGGAGAAAAGAGAACTTTTTCCGTGATAGAAGGCACTTGGCAATCACGAAACGATTTAGAAACAAGGTATAGTAGTTTTGATCTTCTCAAAGATGCTATACTTGCAGCATTAATGAAGACGTTACCTCAAACAGGATATACAAACGAATATATAAATGACAAGCACCTTGATATGGGTGGATTGTGGGCTAATGTAATCTTCAAGAAAGGCGGGTTTTCTATACCTCACATTCATGGTACCGGAATCACGTTATGGAGCGGCGTCTATTATCCAGCTGGTTATGATGACCCCAAAAACTTAGATGATTTTAATATTAATGATGTTATGCTAGCAAAAGCAAATGCTATGGAAGACGGTTGGTTAGGCATAATTGATCCCGCAAAGGTACAAAAAAATCAATGTAGACCATATGATAAGTATGTGGAAGTTTACCCATATTATGGTTGTAATTTGTTCGTTAAGCCAAGAGAAGGATTATTGGTTCTCTTTCCTGCCTGGTTAGAACATTGGGTGACTCCAACAACAACAGATAAAAAAAGATATAGTATTTCGTTTCAACTAAACAAAAAACCACTCGTTAAGGGAGAATAATATGGATCACATGGGCATTCAAATCGATCCAAGTAGGGATGAGCTTTTTGATCCGCTCGGGATCACGAGATTGAAAGAGTCGTATATGACTGACCATGAGATCTCACCACAGGAAAGGTTTGCCTATGTATCAAAAACTTTCTCAAGCAATCCAGATCATGCACAACGGTTGTATGATTATGCTAGCAATCATTGGCTATCTTATAGCACTCCTGTTCTTTCTTACGGTAGGTCTAAGCGTGGCTTGCCTATCTCTTGTTATCTTAATTTTATCAACGATACAGCAGAAGGTCTTGTCGAGAATCTTTCTGAAACAAATTGGCTCTCTATGCTCGGAGGTGGTGTTGGCATTGGGTTTGGCATACGTTCTGCTGGTGACAAATCTACTGGCGTTATGCCGCATCTTAAAATGTACGATGCGTCGTCGCTGGCTTATCGACAAGGTCGTACCCGTCGTGGATCATACGCTGCTTATCTTAATGTTGATCATCCCGATATTCTTCTTTTTCTAGAAATGCGAAAGGCAACAGGCGATCAAAACTTCCGTTGCCTCAACTTACATCATGGAATAAATATCACCGATAAGTTTATGTCTCTTATTGAAGCGTCCATGGTTGATCCTAACTTTGATGATTCGTGGGAGCTGAAAGATCCAAACAGTGAAGAAGTAAGGGAGATAGTTTCTGCTCGTGATATCTGGCAGCGTATTCTTGAAGCGCGTATGCACACAGGTGAGCCATATCTACATTTCATCGATACATCAAATCGTGCGATGCCAGAATGGTTGAAGGAAAAGGGTCTTCAAATCAACCAGTCTAATCTTTGTTCTGAAATCACATTACCAACTAACAAAGATAGAACTGCCGTATGCTGTCTTTCCTCTGTAAATGTTGAGTACTACGATGCGTGGTCCAAGAACAAACAGTTCCTCAAAGATGTCCTTGAAATGCTGGATAATGTTCTTCAGTGTTTTATTGATAATGCTCCTGACGCCATTTCCCGCGCAAAGTTTTCAGCTATGCGAGAACGATCAGTTGGAGTTGGTGCTCTTGGATTCCATGCCTATCTACAACGAAAAGGAATCCCATTCGAATCTGCGTTGGCAAAGTCTGCCAACATGCGAATTTTTAAACATATTCGAGGAAGACTCGATGAAGCTAACAGAGAGCTTGGAACAGAGCGAGGAGAAGCACCAGACGCAGAAGGAACAGGATTTCGGCTCAGTCATGTTATGGCAATCGCGCCAAACGCCTCAAGCTCAATTATCATGGGAAATACCTCCCCTTCCATTGAACCATGGAGAGCAAATGCCTACAGGCAGGATACTATTTCAGGTGCCTTTCTAAACAAGAACAAATACCTTGATGCGCTGATTAAACAGAAGTGTGAAGAAGATGAATCTCTTGACTATGATAGGATTTGGTCTAATATTATTTCTAACGATGGTTCCGTACAAGGAGTTAAATGTCTTTCCGATTATGAAAAAGATATATATAAAACGTCTATGGAAATTGATCAGCGTTGGGTAGTCGAGCATGCTGCAGATCGTCAACAGTTTATTGATCAAGCGCAGTCTGTTAATCTGTTCTTCAGACCAGACGCCAATATTAAGTATCTTCATGCTGTACATTTCTTAGCATGGAAGATGGGTTTGAAGAGTCTATACTATTGTCGTTCAGAAAAGATCGGCAAAGCTGATAAAGTAAGCCGTAGGATTGAGCGGCAGATCATTCAAGAGATTGATATGTCGGCTATCGTTGCTGGTGAAGAATGTCTAGCTTGCGAGGGATAAATGGTTGAAATAATCACATCTGAATGGTGCACATATTGCACCAAAGCAAAAATGATTCTTCAGGCAAACAATATCGATTATAAAGAAATTGATATTGGAGAAATGAAGGCTATGGAACTAATGGTTAAACATCAGCTTAAGACGGTTCCACAAATTTTTTACGACGGCACTTTGCTACCAGGTGGTGCAGATGGTCTTGCAGAACATCTTACTAAATTTCCAGATTGGGGTTAAACTTAAATGTCAGCTAAACTAAAGCTCACCGATGAGCGAGATTATTTTAAACCTTTCCATTATCCTTGGGCATATGATGCATGGCTCAAGCATGAGCAGTCTCATTGGCTTCACACAGAAGTACCAATGCTTGAGGATATTAAGGACTGGAAGAATAAACTAAACCAGGAAGAAAAATATTTCCTAACTCAGATCTTTCGTTTCTTTACTCAGTCTGATCTTGATGTAGCTGGTGGTTATATCAAGAACTATCTACCAAATTTTCCTCAACCAGAAGTACGTATGATGCTGTCAGGCTTCGCTGCTCGTGAAGCTCTTCATGTTGCTGCATACTCACATCTAATCGAGTCATTGGGTATGCCAGAGTCAACATATAATGAGTTTCTTGAGTATGATGCTATGCGTGAGAAACACGAGTACTTTCACGAGAAGGTTGACAATGGTGCATCTCTTCCAGTTAAAGTAGCAGCAATCTCTGCTTTCACAGAAGGTCTTGCCCTATTCAGCTCATTCATTATGCTACTCAATTTTCCGAGAACTGGTAAGATGAAGGGCATGGGTCAGATTGTCACGTGGTCAATCGTTGATGAGACTATGCATGCTGAAGGAATGATCAAATTATTTAGAACATATGTTGAAGAGAATCGTGAGGTGTGGAACGATGAGACAAAGGGACAGATTTACAGCATTGCGACTAAAATGGTTGAGCTTGAGGATAAGTTTATTGATCTATCGTTTAAAATGGGTAAAGTGGAAGGTCTCCGCGACTATGAGGTTAAAGAGTATATTCGATACATCGCGGATCGGCGATTGATCTCAATGGGCATGAAGGGAATCTTCAAAGTGAAGAACAACCCCCTACCTTGGGTAGAAACTATGATTAATGCACCAACGCACACCAACTTCTTCGAGAACAGAGCTACTGATTATGCTAAAGGCGCACTCTCAGGTTCATGGGAAGATGTGTGGGCATAATAAGAGGAGGTATTAATGGACGACGAAAAAAACCAATATGAATGCGAAGAGTGCGGGTCAACTTGGGTTATTCATCACGATAACTACGATGATGTAACATTCTGTCCATTTTGTGGATTGGATCTCGATGAACCATACGAAGAAGAAGATCTCCTAGATGAGTGGAATGATCCAGACAACGATGATTACGAATGACGTGGTACTATAATGGAGAACCTTTTACAAGTGAAATGGTTGAAGATAATATCGGTTTCGTATATTGTATAACCGATACTCGTAATGGACTTAAATATATTGGCAAAAAAGGTTTGATCTCAAAAAGAAGAATGCCGCCTCTTAAGGGTAAGAAGCGGCGAAGAATAAAGATTATTGAAACTGACTGGCAGTCATATTATGGTTCAAGCGAAACTGTGAAAGCGCTCGTTGAAGAATATGGACGAGAGACGTTTCACCGTGAAATCTTACGGTTGTGTAAGTCAAAAGGTCAGATGAGTTATTACGAAGCCAAGATGCAGTTCGAAACAGACTGCCTACTCAAACCAGACGAATACTATAACGAATTTATTGGTTGTAAGATCAATCGTCGACACCTTATCACGCGTCCTTAGGACCACCGTCATAAGAGAAGAAATCATCTAGAATACCTTCAGGATCATCAACTTCGACTATCTCATCGGCAATACCCTGGAACGGATGATCAATGTCGACGGTTCTCATGATTAAAGACTTAAGAGCCTCAACACAAAACATAATATCTACTGCACTGGATGTTTTTTCAAACGGATCGAAA